AGGGGTTTCCCAATACATCACAAGAAAATTTAATGATGTTTGATAAGTTTAGACAATTAGCAGATGAGTCTACAGGTATTCCCTCTTATTCACATGGTACAACAGGAGTGCAGAGCACTACAAGAACTGCAGCAGGTATGTCTATGTTAATGGGAGCTGCAGCTTTAAGTATAAAAACAGTTATAAAAAATATTGACGATTTCTTATTAAGACCCTTAGGGGAAAGTTTATTTGCATGGAATATGCAATTTAATGATAGTTCGCCTGAAATAAAAGGAGACTTAGATGTAAAAGCTAGAGGTACATCATCTCTAATGCAAAAAGAAGTTAGATCACAAAGATTATTAACATTCTTACAAGTTGCATCTAATCAGAATCTTGCTCCTTTTGTAAGATGGCATTCTATCTTATCAGAGATTGCTAAGTCTCTAGATATTGAACCTGAAAAATTAATTAATGATCCTGAAAGAGCAGCGATCTTTGCAAAGATAATGGGGATGGCAAATGGTAACAAACAAACTGAAAGCAATAATCAACAGTCCACAATGGCCGCTGGTGGAGGAACTCCTTCAGGAGCGAATCCAAATGATATTACAGGGGCTGGTGGTGGCAACATCGGAGCAGGAGGTGTACCGACTCCAGGGGAGAGCGGCTTCGCTACAGGAACTCCTGAGGATGAGGGAACAGCTTAAATAAATGTCATCACAATACTCAGGTAATAATATGCAGTTACAGTATGACCCTGAAACACAACAGTGGTCGTATGTAAATGTAGCACAAACTTTTATAGACACATCTACATTCTCATCTACAGATCCTCAGTTTCAATATGGAAGTGATAATCAACAAGATGATAATGACGATGATGATGCCACAACAGACCCATGCCCTGCAGGATATCGTCTTGTAGTTTTAGAAGATGGCAGCTCTACTTGTGAAAGAATAGATGTAGTAAGAGATCCACAAGAGGGTGATAATGATACCCCTGAGTCTGAGTTACCAAAGCGTGATCCATATAAAGATAATAAAGAATCTATAGAATCATTCTTTGAATTAAAGAATGAGGGCAAAATAGATTTTAGCAGCTATAATTCTGAAAATAATCTTGTACGATACAATCGTAACCCTAATGAAAGCACATTAGGAGAATTAGCAAAAGCGTTTGTGCCAGGCATAGGTGCTATTGACATTGCAGATAATATGATAGATGAATCAGAACTAAAAAGAGCAGGCATGCTAGTCAAAGGTGAGGATGGAAAAGATTACATAAACCTTCGAGTAGTCCATGATGTAATGAAAACAAAAGTCATGAATCCTGGAGTTCCTGAAGGTAATGTATTAGCAAATACACCAGGTTATTTTGGGTTACAAGATACTAACAGCTATTATAAAAATTATCTTGAAAATATGAACATTAAAAAAGAAGATATGAAAATATTTGGATCTACTGATGTAGGCATAATATTTGATGAGATGATGAAATCTGAAAATAAATTTAAACCTAATAAATTAACAAATCAAGGATTTGAAACTTTTGGAAACTCTTATTTCTTTAATGGAAAAAGATTAGATCAATCAGAAGTAAACAAACTTATACAATCAGGAGTTAACAATCCTAACGATATAGCTAATGAAATAAAAAAAGATGAAAGTAAATATATTGTAACAAAACAAGAAACTAAGTCTGATTCTGATTCAGGCACAGGTGGAGGAGATCCTGTATTTATAGGAGATCCTGGACAAGAGTCGGATAGTGGAGATGATACTCCCCCACCTACACCTGAAGATATTAGGGGAACTAGAGGACCCGGTTCAGGATATCAAGCAGGATCATCTTATCCTACACCAGAACAGATCAGAGGAACTAGAGGACCCGGTTCAGGATATCAGGCAGGGGCAGCATACACAAAACCTGCAGAATCTACTAGTGGTGTTAAAAAGGGAACAGGTGCTAAAGGACCACCTGGTTTTACACCAAAATCAACAGCAAGTGCGTTGCAATCAAAATTTAAAAGCATAAGAGGTAAATAATATGGCAAACGGAATGATGAACGACCCAATGGCAACTCCCCCACAAGGTGATATGCCACAAGAAAATATGGCTCAAGGTCAAACAGTATCAATGGATGATGCTGTATTAGATATGCATTTAACAGCAGATGTATAAAGAGCACTACAATCAAAAGGTGTAGACATATCTGCAGTACAAGATAAAGGTCCGAAAGAACCTGTAATAGTAATACCAGTTTCGGTTATCAGTAATAGATACCCTTCAGAAAGTGTAGAAGGATCTATGAAAGAGTTTATAGGCGACATGACTCAAAATAACCAACAAGTTTCTGCATCAGCGATGCCAGAAAGCCCTACTTCATCACAAGGTGGATTAGGGTCACCAGCAACAATGGACAGGCCACCTATGACTACTTAGTCATAGCCCCAGTTAAAAAGAATAAGGGCGACCTGTTCTTCCACAGCACCCAAAGTAGACAAAATGGAAGAAAACAACCAAGAGATCCAAGAGCAGGATCAAATAACTGAGGCTCTTCTCGAGCCTACACCTTATAGAAATAAATATAAAAAAGATTTAGATAAGGAAGAAACAGACGATACAGCTACCGTTTCAAAGGACACATCTGATGAAGATGCGACTCCCGATGGAGAACGCCCTGTAGATGCTGAAGAGAAAGTGTTTAAGAAACGATATGACGATCTTAAACGACATTACGATTCTACTTTAGTAAAACACAAAGAACAAGTAAACTCACTTGAATCTCAACTACAAGAGAATGTTGACAAAATAAACTTACCTAAAACTAAAGATGAGGTAAATGCATGGAAAGAAAAGTATCCAGATGTTTATGATATTATCGAAACTATTGCATATACCAAAGCTGAAGAGAAAGCTAAGAAAGTTGAAGCCGATCTTAAAAACTTAGAGACTGAGCAAATAGCAGTCAAACAAGAGAAAGCAGAAGTTGAATTAGCTAGACTGCATCCTGATTATCAAGAACTCAGAAAAAATGAAGACTTTCATAAATGGGTTGATGAGCAAGATAATGTCATTAAAGGTTGGTTATACAGTAATGCAACTAATGCTAAATTAGCAGCTAGAGCAATAGACTTATACAAATCAGATAGGAATATTACAAAGCAAAAAGTTAATTCTAAGTTAGAAGCATCAAAGTCAGTAACCTCTACTAGTAAAAAAGATGTAGACGCAAGTGTAAAGAAAGTTTGGAAGGTTAGCGATATTAGCAAATTAAAACCTGCTCAATTTGAAAAATTTGAGAAGGAAATAGATCTTGCTAGAAAAGAAGGTAGAATTGTTAATGGTTAATCTTTAACAATCTAATAGGAGGATATTATGGCAATATCAAAAGCGGCAGGTTACGATAACCTACCTTCAGGTAATTTTTTACCTATTATCTACAGCCAAAAAGTCCAGAAGTTCTTTAGAACCGCATCAGTCGTAGAAGACATTACTAATACTGACTATGCAGGTGAGATTGAAGCCTACGGAGATACTGTTAACATTATTAAAGAGCCAACAATTAGCGTAAGTTCATACACAAGAGGTGGGCAGATCAACATCCAAAATTTGGCTGATGATCAACTACAACTTACTGTAGATCAAGCTAATGCGTTTGCATTTAAAGTTGACGATATCGAAGAAAGACAATCTCATGTGAACTTCGAAGCTTTGGCGACATCTTCTGGAGCATATGCTCTAAAAGATTCTTACGATGAAAATGTTATAGCAGCAATGGTATCAGGTGCAGGTACAACTATCGGTTCAGATGGTTCAGGTACAGATACTGGTTTTGGTTCATCCGAAACAGATCCGTTAGAAATTTTAGCGAATGCGTCTAAAAGACTACACGGAAATGATGTGCCTTTTGAAAACAGATGGTTTCTAGCAAGCCCTGAGTTCTATGAGGCTTTAGCAAGTTCATCATCTAAGCTACTAGATGCATCTGTAACTGGAGACGCAGCATCCCCTCTACGAAATGGTAGAGTAATGGATGGTTTAATCCAAGGCTTCAGATGTTATATGACTAATAACTTTGCAGCTTCTTCAACATCAAATTACTTTAAAGTATTATTTGGTCACATGTCTTCAACTGCTACTGCTAATGCAATTGCAAAAACAGAAGTAGTAAGAGACCCTGACTCATTTGCTGATATAGTAAGAGGCTTGCATGTGTTTGGCAGAAAGGTACTTCGTTCAGAAGCACTTATGGTCAGACATTTATTAATAGACTAATAGGAGGATAAATTAAATGGCAACTTTCAGTAAAGTAACTGGCGGAACAGCAGGTCATCCTTCTACTAGAAGGAAACCTTACTTCGTTGAAAACACAATAGATTTTGATGTATTCAACCCAGAAGCTAACGACATAGTACAAGCTTTAAATGTACCTGCAGAAACTTTGGTTATCAATGCAGGACTAGAAGTCTTAACAGCACTATCAGGCTCTGTAACCTTAGATTTAGGTGATGGAGACGATGTAGATAGATATGTCGATGGTGACACAAACGCAGTAGGACATGCAGCTACAGTGGCTCATGCTTCAAATTCAGGAAATGTATATGCAGCAGCAGATACAATTGACGTAAAAGTTCTTGGAGCAACAGCAGCAGTAGGTAAAGTGCGTGTGTATGCAGTAATGTGTGATGTAAGCGGTTCAGACGAATCAGCTTCCAACTCATCATAATAATATATAATAGGGGGAGTATACCTCCCCCTTTTTAACATGAAAAAAAATAAAACTTGGGATCTCACCGACACACAAACAGTAGAAGTTATAGGCGGTGATATGGAAAATAGAATAGAAAATTTAGAAAAAAGCAGTGCATGTGAATGTTCTGTTAAAATAGAAAGATTAGAGAAAACAATAAAAGAATTACAAAATAAATTGGAGGCAATAGTATTTAGCAGATAATGGCAACATATTTAATATTAGCAAATAGAGTTTTAAATGATTTGAATGAAGTAGAACTTACTTCTGCAAATTTTTCTAGTAGTAGAGGTGTTCAAACATCAGTTAAAAACTTTGTTAACAGAGCGTTGCATGATATTTACAATGAGGTAGAGGAACTGCCTAGCCTACATAAAGAAACTTTTCAAGATACAAATGCAGGACAAAGAGAATATGAACTTCCTACTGCAGATTCTCCGCAATCAGGGGATTTACAATGGCGTAAAATAGATTGGGATACAGTATATTTAAAACCAAAAGAATTAATTACTAATGGTGAGTTTACATCTGACATAAGTAATTGGACTACAATAGCTGGATCAGGCAGTGTGGCGTATAATAGTGGCGGTAATGGGCGACTAAGATTAAATGATTTTGCAGCTCATCAATCATTTAATACTAGAGTAAATACAGAATATAGATTACAAGTAAGAGCATTTGATTCTAATAGTACAGGGCAGGCACTTAAAGTACAAGTAGGGACTGCAGCAGAAGGCACTCAAAATTTAAATACAACATTAACTGTAACTGATTTTGGTGAAGGTGAGGTGCTAGATACAACTTTTACAGCAACTACACAAACAACATTTATAACATTAAATAATACTAC